AGTCGGATAACTGATGTTTGCCTTGTAATAGCCGCGCTCCAGTAGTGCCATCCGGTCATACGCAGTCACCGAGATGGTTTTTGTTGCCTTGTCAGGTGCCTTTATAATAATGAAGAACCCCAGGCTGACATACTCATACGCACCATTCACATAGAGGCCGATCTGCACCCGGATTGTCATGTTGGTCAGCTGCAGGTTAGTAAATTCATCGTTGAGGTTCAGAAGTGTAAATGTGATTGACGACATGGCTGTATTACCGATCGATATTTCATTGCCGCCGGCTAACGACTCCGAATAACGCAAGGATCCTGCCAGGATCGCATCATCACCAATAACGAGGTTCCCGGTGTCTCGGTAGACCGTAATCAGCGCCGTGTAGCGTCTGGTTGCCGCAGGATCTGCCAGGATAGCCTTATAGGCTGCCGTTACATTCTCCATAGTTAAAACTCCTCGAAGATATACTCCGCAACCCAGTATCCCTCGCCATCCATATCCTCACTCGTTTCTGATAGCTTGAAGGTACCTGTTGCAGATGCGCCGCGCACGACATATTCCACCGGAAATGATTCAGCCGCAATTAATGTGCCTAAAGCGGCGAAATCATCATCACTGCCGCTCAGTGTCACCTTGATGGTCGTCTTTCCGGCACGTCGTCTCTGGCGCCAATCGACTCCAGTTTCAGATGTGCCGGATCCGGCGTCATCATCCTTTTTTGTAACGTTGTACTTTTCGATCATATAGTCAGCATCAAATCCAGCAATCTTCAACATCACAATCACCTGTTTTTCTTGATCTCATAGTTTTCTGTAGCCGTTACAACAAACTCTTCCAGTAATTGGTCGCCGATATAGACCGGTAAAACGATTGTTTCCGGGCCAGTCTTGACTGTCGTACCAGCCGCTGTACTCGACTGCGTTGCCTTTTTAACAGCCTCCGCAGCGGTCTTTTCCTCAGAACCAGACGAGAATCCACGTGATCGTGAGATCGCTTGTCCCTGCATCTGTTGGACCATGTCACCGGCTGAAACATTCTGCATGGCCTTAAGCGCTTTACGCGACGCATTTGCAGACGATTTCGCAAAAACATCAGCATTGTCGTCAACACCTTCAGCCGCGCCGGCCGGGATCTGTTTACCTATCTCATCGCGAGCTTTTTTGGACGGAGACCTTATGCCAAGGAAGTCTTTGACGCCCTGTATTGCTTTGTTGGCGGCTTCCTTGGCCGCTGACGCTAAGCTTCCAGCGGCGTTTTGGATGCCGTTCTTGATGCCGTCCAGAATGTTTTTGCCGACCGCTCCCCAGTCCGTCTTCTGGAAGGCCTCGACCATAGCAAAAATGATCTTGGGTATAGCCGCCACAAGCGATGGTATAGCCTGAATCAGCCCGGTAATTAAGGCAATGATGATTTGGATTGCCGCTTGAATGATTAAGGGTAGGTTTTCGATCAAAGTATTAACAATGCTTGTGATAATTTCGGGGAGCATATCGATCAGCTGAGGTATGGCATCGACAATACCATTAATTAAGGCAATGAGGATCTTGATACCAGCCTGAAGGATTGTCGGCAATGATCGCTTCAGGTAATTGAGCATTGACTCGATAACCTGCGGCAGCATCTCGATCAAGAGAGGGATCGCATCTACTATGCCCATTGCCAGATTAAGCAACAGATCCATACCCGCTTCAATTAGTAGCGGCAGGTTGTCATAAAGCGTCTGCAACAGCTGCATGACACATTCGATGATTGTCGGGATCAGTTCAGGCAACATGTCGCCAATGCCCTGAATGACCGCGGCGAGGATCTCCATGCCTGCCGCTAAAATGGCTGGGAGATTATCTGCTATGGTCATAACAATCATCGTTATCGCCGATACCGCAGCAGGCATTAACTGCGGTATGACCGAAACAATACCCTGGATGATCGACATCAGAATTTGCGCACCTGAGGTCAATATCATCGGTAGGTTATCCATCAGGGTCTGAACCATGGTAACGACTGCCGTCTGCATCGCGGGTATTAATTGTGGAAGCGCCGAGGCAATACCTGTTATCAGGTTTGTGAGTATCGTTATTCCCAGCGTAAAGAGCAGCGGCATATTTGCGATGATGGCATTTGCCAATTCGGTTATGATGCCAACAGCCGCTTCCGACAAGGCCGGGAGCTGACTGATCAGCGCATCCAACAGTGTTGTTAAAAAGCCACTGGCCATACTTATGACCTGTGGCGCACCAGCTGCAATTTTACTGATTATATCGCTAACGACACCGCCAGCAGCATCGATCAATCCAGGGATTCCGTCCTTGGCGAAACCATCTGTCAGGGACTGGATCATACCGATTGCTTCCGGCAGTAGTGTCTTTGTCATGCTGTCAGAGATGGGTTTGACCACTTCTCCGACCAGGCTATTGGCATTATCTTTAAGGGTAGAGATCAAGCCGTCGAAGGTCGTGGACGCCGTCTCCATGCCCTTATAAAACTGACCGCCCTCGGCTGTCGCCTTTTTAAATGCGGCGGTTACCTCATCAGCAGACACGCCACCTTTGGACATCCGTTTGGATAGCGCGTCCATGGACTCGCCGGTTGTTTCGGCAATGACTTTTAACGGGTTGAAGCCCGCCTCAATCATCATCTGGGCGGTTTCGCCGGTCAACTTGCCTTGGCTTTGCACCTTGCCGAATGAGTTGGAAAGTCGGTTGAGCTTATCTGTGTTACCCAAGGAGACATCACCGAGCATTGTTAGGATGTCGGTTGACTTATCCGCCTGAACACCGAATGCTAATAGGGTGGTTGTCGCCGTGGCTAGATCGGACATTTCAAAGGGAGTTTTTGCGCCCAGGACCTTAAGCTCGTTGACCTTTTTAACAGCTGCCTCTTCGCTGCCCAGCATCGTCTTGAAGTTGGCGGTGTAGTTTTCCATTGCGGCATTATATTTAACGCCAGATACTACGGCAGCCCCCATGCCGGATGCGACAGCCGCTAAAGCCCCCACTGTGACGGAAGCCATTGCTTTGGCTGCGCCGCCTACTGCGCTGAAGCCCTTCGAAGCGAAGCTGCCGAGACCGCTCAGTCCACTCTTAAAGCCAGAACTGTCCAGCGCTGTGCCAATCTTTACTGTGCCGTCGTTGGCCAATGTTCTCACCTGCCTCTTCGTATGGTGAAAATCATCGGCACAACGGCACTACTTGATTTTGGATTCTATCTTGATTTCAAATTCCTTTTTACAGTTCCGGCCTTTGCAACGAACATAAAGCCCTTTCGCCTGGCCGGTTTCGTCATATTCAATCGGCATTTCATAGCCGCAGTGTGGGCACTTAACTTTCTTTCGCATGTTGTGCCTCTTTCGTGCGGCGCTGGATATAGTTTTTCATGTCCGCGTCGCGCTTTGCCAGGTTCATTGTGCTATCGGCAGTGCCATCGATGTCCAGGGCATATAACTTCTTCATTTCGGCATAAAACGTCTTCTGTTCTTTGCTCATGCCCGTGGTACTTGCAACCCGATACCCCATAATCTTTGATATCTTGAGATCATCATCTAGGCTTTCGAACATAGCCTTGAATTTCCACCAATGGAGATCCTCGCTTCGAAGATCCTGCAGATCGATCCGGTACTGGGTCCGGAAGGCTGAATAGATAAAAGGCGCGTCTTGCTCAAAGCAGTAGCACCGCTTGGAAGACGCGCCTCCTTTCTTATGGTCTGACGATATTTCAGCTTTACCGCCGCGATAGAACCACATCATTTTTTCAAAGGCCTGGTTATAATCTGCCGGGATCAAGTCCCGGTAAAACAGCTCCAGCGCGTTTGCAATGCGTTCATCATCAGCCAGTTTCTGATCGAAGATGCAGATTTCAATCAGGATGAATGTTCGAAAGCCCCAATTGACAGGATACCGTTTCCCGGAGATCACCACCGATGTCGGCAGTTCGTCAATCAGGATATTCATTTACCGCACCCGGTTGCCCGAATACTTGGCGGTTAGCTTGCCCTTCTCTTTGCCGATCTCTTCACAGAAGGCATAATAAGCCTCCATA